CGCTCCTCCGGATTCATTCTCCGCGAACGGGCCCGCCGCGGGGTCTCCGTCACTCCTCTGGACAGGTTGATCGGGTAGTTCATCAGGCATTATCAGTATGTTCCGCCAAGCCGGGCGAGAATCGTCCATCGGGACACTCTCCATTTCGCTCCCGGATCGTCTGAGTAAAGGCGGAGCCTAATATAACGACCGGACATGCGAAGCGCCACTTTCGTGACCAGATTTCTCCCACCGCGGGTAGAGATCGGCACTGCATCCGTCCACCGCAGCTCGTCATCGAGGTTGGAGCGCCCGCCAAGCTGCGCCCACAATCGGCTCGGCACCCCGGGATCTACCCCGCCGGTGTCTATCGCCAGCTCAACGCCGTCGGTGTATTTGAAGTTTGCCTCTGCGCCAAAATCGTAGTCATGGGTCTCGGCAATGCACCGGTAACCACCCTGCCCGGGAGGCAGGCAGTCCGCAGCCGACAGGCGGTAATACACCCGCCCATGGAGGAGAATCCGCGGTATACGCGCAGTCGGGTCTTCCCCCAGCTCGATGTTCGGCAGGTCCCCCTTCACGCCCACCAGTGTGCGCTGCTGCTCGCCCTCCTCAGAGTATTCAAACCAGCGCAGCGTCTCTGTGGACCAGATCTGGGAGCTGGTCAGGTCGTTCCACGTTGGCGCGATTTCCCAGTCCACCTGCCCCAGCCCGGAGAGCCCTCCCAGCATCTCAGAATAATCATCCAGAACGATGCTGTTGTCCTCGGTGTTGTAGATGAGCACGCGCTTGGTTACAGACTTTAGCTGCGGGTAAACCACCCACACCTGCCGAAGATTCGGGAACTGCCGGCATACGATCTCATCAGCCCGTGCACGGTCCAGCTCTTGGAAAAACTGCTGGGAGTGCACCCGCCCCACGGGCTGCACCACCTGACCGCCGGCATACATGAACAGGTCATCCTTACCGACAAAGAAAAGTCCCTGCACAGTCTGTTCGACATACAGGGGGCACCATGCGTTCTTGGCAATCGGACCGAGCCCGGGGACCTCCAGGCGTATTGCAAACGGGACGCCCGGTGCGTCGATCACCTGAAGCGACTGGATCGACCTCTCCTTGAGTATGTAGCCATACTCACCCAACGCGGTCACCGCATAGATGTCCCCGTTGATCTCGGATCCGGCATTCACCAGATACGCCGCGCTGTTGGCGACTACCGAATCCAGAATGGAGCCCGACGGGATCATGGTCCCCGGGGGAACGCTGCCCGTATACCCGAGGTTCTTAAGCTTCACCGCGGACGTGCCGCCGATGGACGCGCCGGCGGGGACAATCACCGTTGTCTCCCCGAGGTTCTCCACCTTAATCCACGGTGCCTTGACCACATACGTCACCGGCGAAGCTGCCGTAAACACCCCGGAGGTTTTCTGGTCGGTCCCGAGGGCAAGGCGCTTGACCAGAATTTGCACCCCGGTGATCGCCGTGACCTCATACATATCGCGATACATCGCGCCGCTGACCGTCGAAATACTGACAACGTCCCCTACCTCCAGCGTCGGAATATCCTCCAGCACGATGCTGGTCGTCTGGCCTACAGTAGGCACCGGGGCATCGGCCATAATGGCGGACGCAAAAGAAACGCCGGAGCTGCGTCCAAGGATGTTCAATTCGGTTACCCGCCCGTCGATGGCAAGAAATCCTTCCGACGCAAACTCAGAAAACAGCTCGGTAACAAGATATCCTGTCTCCCCGGGGGAGTAGGATACCGACCAGTCTGCGTGGGATGTCTCGGATCCCTGCTGGTCAGTAGCCGCCTCGACGGTGTAGAAATTAAACGTCGCAATTTCCGGGTCGGCGCTGTCGAGGTCGATGCGCGCAAACTGCCCCACGACAAAAGTATCGTCCGGGTCGTCCAGCCTGATCCAGTCGGTGGTGCTGCCCACGTCCGGCTGCACAAACGCATCGAGGATGGGGGCACGGGCTGTTGACGCCGTAGTCCCCACCGGAATCCACGTTGTATAGTCGTTCGTCGCGCCCACGAGCAGCTCGTTCCCACGCCACAAAACAGGATGCCCGCCAATCACCTCGACACCGTCCCACGCGGAATCATCGGGAAGCCCCGGGATCGGCCGCGCCATGCCTGCGCCCGGCCAGAAATGCGGGGCGACAGTTGCTTGGGCGATGAGCACCTTGTCAAAAAAGTCCACGAACGACCACCGGTTCACTGGTCCGGCCGTTGCCGCGACGGGCATGATATTTGAAAGATGCGCCTTAAAGTGCTGGCTCATGAGTCAAGCCTATTGTTTGGGTCCTACAAGTTCAACCATATCCCCCATGGCCCATTGATGCCCTTTGTTCGCCCTCCACCCGAGCTTGCGCAGCTCGTTGGCACCCTGTTTTGCCTGAAGTGCTTCCTCAAGCGTTTTGTATGGCGTCCGGAAAATCCGCTCGTGGACGCCGTGCGCAATCATCCCGCGAAACTCATAGGGAAGAAATACGCGGCGAAGCCCTAGCTGCTCTGCCCGGTGCATCAGGTCGGAATCCTCCCACCCGTATCCGCCGCCAAGCGCCTCCTCATGCCCGTTCAGCTCCCAGAACCGCCGGCGGGATATCCCGATAGTCCCCATGACGTTGTCGTAATCGCACCCTACGAAGGACAGGTCGGAGACAGACGACAGGAGAAAATTTGCAAGCTTCCTGCGAATTTCCGTGTCTGCGTCAATGTTCACCAGCACGTCGCCGCGGCCTTGAACATGCGAGAGGTTCTTGGCGTGCGCCGCATTCCAGTGCGTGGCTCCGGAATACCGATAGGCTCGGATCCGGGTGGCGGGGAAGTCATCCGCCACACGCTGGACAATACGCTTAACCTCATGCGGGTCCTGTGAGGCGTAGTCCACAATGATGAACTCTACCGGCATACCCTCACACGCCTTGACGTTGTGAGGGAGCATCTCCGCGAGATGCGCTGCCCGGTCCATGCACGTCGTGCATGCGCTTATCCACCGTTCAATATCCAATGTTCTTTCCTTTGCTCCAGTGTTTCCAGGCCCAGCTCAGTGCAGTGGTCGTTTGAGTAATTTACGAGCCTCGCTGAGGCTGCCTCAGGCTCTGTGACGAAGCGTTCAAAATCCACCACGTTCAGCTGCTTGCGAAGCCAGCTGGAGTGCACCATATCGCTAGCGTGCGGTCCTCCCCGCTCTACCCACGGGTGTATACGCCCATGCAGCACGTCGTGCACGGCCCGGGAGGTCTCGAAAGAACCAATCGAGAACGTCCCGCCGACAACGTAGCTTGGGTTCAGATACGTGTGCTCAAGCCCGGGGCGGTAGTTGAAGTTTCGATTCAACACGTCCGAATCTGTAAACAGGCTTATCCCGTAGTCGTATACACACAGGTCATACGCCAGCCAGCGGACCCAGCACGTCTCTTCGTAGGCTGGGCTGTTAATTGTCGGCAGCCGTTTTGCCGCAGCCAAATATGGCGCATACAACGGGTGCGCCTCCGCGTGCACCCGGGTCAGGTGCCTCACGCGCCACCCTTGCGCCTCCCAGCTGCACTTGGTCAGCACAAACATCCCGTCCGCCCGGGGTATTCCGATGCTGTCGTGATAGATGCAAATGGTATTATCAATCATGGCCCAGCCGGCGGTTATGGAGCATCGTGCCTTGCGGGGCTGCTTCCACATACCCCACATAGTCAAAGTGCCCGTTAGTGTTAAGCCAATTCATCACAACCGTTCGATTATACGCGTTGGCCGGGTCCTGCTGAAATTCCTGCGTAGCCCATTTCGGGACGTGCGACTTATGCCAGAGCACATTAAAGATCTCCGGAGGCGGGGCCCCGGTGGCGGCAGCGTGCCTGTTAAAGATGAGCTTGTAGACAACATCCCACCCGGTGCAGCCCGCATACATCCTCGGGATGCTGTGCCGGTGCATGTCCCACCAGCTTGCGCGGATCGCAAACAGATCAATCCCGCCGTCCCATATCCCGGAGCCGTACCGTGGCACCAGCTCGCCAGGTGGGGGCTTGAGCAAAGTGCTCCTCCAGCAGTAGCTGACATCCCTAGACTTCATCGCGTCGCGGAGCACGGCATCGCCTCCATACGTCATGCCCACATCGCTGTTCAGGTAAACCAGCACGTCTTCCGGTTCGGCATATGTCCGCAAGTAATCGAACACGTCGGTGATGCACGCGACATCCCGGTCGCCGCCCAGAGCCTTGTTCGCCGGGAGGCACCCGTTCTCCTCAGGGTAAAACGAAAACGGGAGGATGAGCCCCGCATCAATTGCCGGGGTCCACGAATTCATTGCCTGCACATCCCGGGGGCCGGGATCTTTTGCAGGAGCCCACCCAAACAGCAGCCGGGCGCCGTCCCGCGGATTAAACTCCCACCGGGAACGTAACTTGCCCCGGGTGTTGTTGTAGCCGGAGAGCAGTTCGCGACCACCTTCCACGGTTAACCGTGAACTGGTTTTACTCCCCGCATGAGCACGGCAAAGCGTCAGGGGCTCTGAGAGATAAAGGAATGACGCGTATGTCTGGGCGTGGCGATAAAACAGAAGCAGGTCGTTCCCGATAACTTGTGTGTTGGATCTCGCAACAGTGTGATCCTCCACCCGAGCTTCCCACTCTTTCAGCGCAAGAATAGACTCCCGACGGCGGAGGATTGCGCATGCGGGAGTAATCGAATACATGCCTTTTGTCACATCCCAGTAATCCCTCAGCGCGTGCGTCAGCTTAACCCCCGAAGCACCGGGCAGCCACTTCGCCGGCTTGCGGTCCCGGCCAAACAGGTCGACCTGAGCATCCCAGATGGCGAACCCCGCCGTTT